TGAATAAAGTTTTTTCTCTTCAGGTGGCAGATTATTATACCACTGGCGATCTCGCAAGTCTATTGCTTTCATCATTTGTTTGATATCTAAAAACTTTGCCGCCATATTTGTATTATACTTGATTTATTTAGATTTGTCATCTATCACACAGGTGACAGTCATTATGTATCGTTCATCTAAGCCAGCATTACACGCCGAATGCCTAGCACCATAGGTCCAAGTTAACACTGTGCCTTTTGGCATCCCTGTCATCGCTTGACCATCTTCGAAAAATAAACCATGACCAAACATTGGTTCTTGTAGTGCGATCCATAATCTAATTATTTTTTCTTTACCAAAGTCATCCAACCCAAATTTGGCTCTTAGACTGTTGTATCTATCAACATGTGGAGGCATAAATGAACCAGGTGCATATTTGAACACTTTGGTTTCCATAAAATCAGTTTTTATATGATGTTGTTTAATTAAACTGTCTGGAACAAATGCATTTAACCCATCATCTGCATATTGATAATACATGGAGGATTCTTTGCTGTACAGTGCTTGAGCACCAGTTTCTAGTTTGTCTCTGTTACTGATCCAATAGTCCGGATCCCATTCTGATCGATACTTCGGTTTGCATGATTCTAAAAAAGTAAAGATAGAATCAAAGTCTAGTTCTGCTATACCATGATTTTCTATTTCTATCTTCATAGTTTCATTTTAACTGTTGCGTCTAATATTTTTAACTTGCGAATCAATTTTTGAAAGTCTTCAGGCTCTAGCATGTTTGGACCATCTGATGGTGCTTTCTTTGGATTGTCATGCACTTCTAAAAACACTCCTGCAATTCCTTGTGCTACTGCTGATAGACACAGCGGCTCAATCATTGTTCGATCTCCGCCTGATGATGAACCTAATGCTCCTGGTTGTTGCACTGAGTGTGTGCCATCAAATATTAAAGGCATTGACCAACGCTTCATGTGTGCTAGTCCACGCATGTCTACAACTAAATTATTGTATCCAAAACTAGTACCGCGTTCTGTTATCATACAGTTTGTATTGCCAGTGCTAAAAACTTTTTCTACAATGTTGCCTACATCTGTGTAGGACATGAACTGTCCTTTCTTTACATTTACAATTTTGCCTGTGTCTGATGCGGCTTCAATTAAATCTGTTTGTCTTGACAAGAATGCTGGAATTTGCAATATGTCTGCTACCTTGCTTACAGGGTCTGCTTGATCCGGCAAATGAATATCAGTTAGTATTCCGCATTCAAATTCATCCTTAACTTCTTGTAAAATTTTTAATCCTTCGTCTATGCCTACACCGCGTTTGCCATGCATGGATGATCTGTTTGCTTTGTCGAATGAAGATTTGTATACCCAACGAATTGCTTCTTCATGACATATATCAGCAATTTTTTCTGCCATCAACATTGCATGATCGCGTGATTCAATTTGGCAAGGGCCTGCAATTACTTTTAATGGACCAGAGTTTTGAAATTTAAATTTAAGCATGGAACAAATTATTTAATATAACCTGATCTGTGTTTCTGTTTATTTCTTTAATGAAAAATGCACAGCGTGGTTTTTGTACGTTACTAAGCGGAACAGTCAGCAGTTGATTGGCTCGTGTTCTCGGAAAATACCATTCAACTTCGTTGTATATGTTTACTAGTTTTACTTCTTTGTATGCTGGCATAGAATCTGTGATCGGATTGAAACAAAATGCATGAAATGATCGATCGTTCAAAGACGTTAATGGTAATATTTCTAAATCGCCACACTCTGGATCTCCCAACAGTATATGCCAGTCTAAAGGCATCTGAATTTTGTCTCCATCTATTTCTAAAATAGCAGAAGGTGATGAGAATGATTCGAGATAAATTAATGGCACAAAAAAGAAATCAGGGTTTGATGGGTCTGAATTGTCCAACACACTGAATCGCATTTCATCATCGACTTCATCAGGAATTTTGTTTAAAAGATAGGTAGTATTTTCTAATGTTAAGATTTGCATATAACTTTAATTATATGCTGGAAAGTTAGTCGTAGTCAACCTTTGTGATTGTGAACGGATATTGTGCATCTCTGTAAAACTTCTTACGTTCAGTGAGATGTCTTTTAGAGAACTTAGCAGTTGAACATATGTCCCATACTTGCACATGATCTTTGTCTTTGGCTTTACGTATGCCTCTACCTATGCTCTGTATGACCCTTACAAAAGACTTTCCAGGCTCTAGAAGCACAAGATTGAATATGCGTGGCAAATTTATACCAACAGCGGCAACACCATATGTGGCCACAATAACTTTACCTTCACCTTCTTTAATTTCGTCATAGGTATCTTTTCGATCAGTTGCTTTCATTGATCCACTTACAAATGTAGATCCTGGAACTGCTGATGTTAACAATTCGCCTGATTTAATTCTGTCTACTAGTACCAACGTGTTTCCGCTCTGTGCCATTTGCCGTACCATTCTGCCAATATAATCAATTCTTGCTTGTTTGGTTACTAGGTATGTTTGTTCTTCTCTATAGTTTTTATATTCAACAAAATCATTAAGTTGCATAATTTCAATGTTTAGATTGGCTAGTAATCCTTTTTCTTGCAATTCAACAGCAGAAACTCTGTTGATGACATCACCCAAACTAACGTGTAAGGATTTAAATTCATAATCCGCTTTAGGTATTGTACCAGTTAGTCCCCAACGTATTGGCACATAACCATATACATTCGTTAGCAATCTTTTAAGTACATCTGCTTTGGCCATGTGTACTTCGTCAACAATTACACAGACCACGTCGCGTTTAAATTCTTCTATCAAATCACCTTCTGCATTTAGTCTTTTCTTTTCGAGTATGTTCAGTGACTGCCATGTGCAAATTGTATGTGTGTGTCCTACTTCTTTTTTGTCTCCAAAATACACGCCGACATCAAGACCCATATTCACATAATCTTCCTGTGTCTGTGTCACTAAAGATTTATTTGGCACAATAATAATACTTCTGCCGTATGGTTCTATCAGTTTGCTTAACGCCGCAGTGATAATAGTTTTACCAGCCGCTGTTGCTACTTCTTGCAAACACTGTGGATTATCTAAAAAATTATTAATAACTTCTACTTGATGATCGCGTAATTGAATTGGCTCTCCTGCGTTAGTGTGTCCTGCAGGCCATGCCACATGTGAAAAAGCATCAGCATCAACTTTGTCAAACTTTAGGTCATATGGTTCTCTTTCGTCAGTGAGATCAAATGTGTATTTGTATTGTTCTAGTAATGGCATAATCTCTTCTAACAAATTTACATAAGTTAATCCGCCTTGTGAAAAGAATGAAACAGTGCCATCCCATCTGCCAAGTTTAACAGCAGGCATAAATCTTGCACCTGGTATTTCGTATTTGAATTTTGTTGTCAGTTTGCGCCTTGTAATCAAATCAAGGCCTTCTAGTTTAACATTCACTTCATCTTTTATTATAATGTTGCAGTGTGGCACTAGTTTAGTATACGGTCTTTTGAATATTTGGAACAGACTTTAGGAAAGGCCGCTTTGTATTTGAATAACAATCTGTCTTTTGTATATTGCCAAAAGTGCCTTGCCCAATCGGACTCGGCACTTAAAAGCAGTTTAGTAATATTTGATAATTGAAGGTCTAGTTGTCTAGACAGCAATGGCCTCTTGAGTCTCTTCATTTGATTCCTCAGGAGCAACCTCTTCAATTGTTGGTTGTTGTGATTGTACTTCTTTGGTTATTGCCATTGATACTTTAGTAGCAATACCGGTGAATCTCATTACAGTACCATCTTCAAGCACTTTGAATGAACCTGCTGTTCTTTCTCCATTCTCGTCGATCTTTTTTACCACACCGTTGATTGTGCCTTCATCAGTAGTTCTGCCCATCACAAATTTGTATGTGCCTGAATTACCTTTGTAAGTTGTGCCCTCGTGGCAAAGTTGTTCTTGTATGTTGTTTAAAACTAATTGTGCGTTTGTCATTTTGTTGTTACCTCTTATTGTGTTTCTTATTACCTTTATTATATGGTATAACCACAAACAAGTCAACCAGGCAAAAAGTCTTTATTTTTTGGAGTTTTTAGGATGTATGGTTTCTTTAAGAGTGTCTAATAACCATGGATTGTCTTTGAATACACCCATTAACCAATTGGTCATGGAATTAACGACTTGCTCTTCTTCATCGCCGTCTTTGAGAGGACCGCCTTCAGCATTCATGGATGAGTGATACACAATTGCATGTATTATTTCATGCAATAATGTGTTGGCTATATCAACACCTGAAGCCTCTTCTTGAATCTCAATTTTGCTTTCACGGGCCACATATTGTCCCCAGTAGTCTGAGTTGTTCTTTAAAAATGATGTTTTGACCTGTTCGATCTTTACATCTTTCCAACCTATTTTTACTGAATCAGGTAGTTTTGTCATTCTGTGTATTTATATGGTCAGTTAATTGTGTGTAGGAAATTACGGTTATGCTTATGCATGATTAGTCATTATCACAATACTTAATTTGGTTTTTATTCCTCTGGCTAGGAAATTGTCTGCACAGTGTAGTTGTGTTTGATCCCAAAC